ATGCGTAAATTTCTACTTTTAAGAAAAGTAGAGCAAAAACCTTTCATAACTTCGTGAAAAAGTTATGCGCATATAAAATAGTAGCGAATAGCAAAATTTAAAAAAATAAATATAATTATATATTAAACAAGTAAAATGAGTTTTAAAAATAAGGTTGCTGAAATAAAAGGAAGACAACCACTTTTTTTACCGAAATCGCCTTCGCATTCGCCCCCTAAATCACCAAAGTCGCCTTTATATTATCCTAGTTCACCTCTACATTCTCCAAAGTCGCCTCTACATTCTCCAAAGTCGCCTTTATATTATCCTAGTTCGCCTCCACATTCTCCAAAGTCGCCTTCACATTCGCCACCTAAATCGCCAAAGTCGCCTTCACATTCGCCACCTAAATCGCCAAAGTCGCCTTTATATTATCCTAGTTCACCACCACATTCGCCAAAGTCGCCTTCAAAGTCACCACCTAAGCCTTCGCCACCACATAAACCTAAGTCGCCTTCAGATTCGCCACCAAAGCCATTACTACATAATCCAAAGCCATCTTCAACAACAAAAAGAGAACCAAAATACATATTGCTAGGTTTTTTTACTCATGGCGGGTTTGGCAGAGCGGCCCAACCGTATAAAGCAAATAAACACGCATCTGTAAGCTTGAAAACACTTCATTCGGTACCAAAATTAATGACATATATGAACTGTAGTCCAGGCACTTCACTAATTGGTGAAAATGGCGGCACAGATAATATAAAATTGACAGATTTTTTTAAAAGCAACAGCAATTATGATATGATGGATATTAGTGAATATTATCATCCGAAAGCAAAAACAGATGAGCAACTATTGTCCTATAATTTCCTGGAATATATGAATTTCGCATTAGATAATTTACAGATGAGACCGCGTAATAGAACTGAAAAATTCAGAATTGAAAATCCCAAGGATAAAGATGTATGTCGTAATAGTTTCATTTGTAATGATAAAGTCGGCATTAGTCATCGTTTTCCTAACAAATCGTTTTCTACCGATACCCCACCAACCTATACAATCCCAGGGAAAAACTGGGGAGTATTTATTTACAATAATAATTGCGGTATTAAACCAGGCACGGATATAGCATCAATAGAAGAAATTAATAGGGATGAACTTGAAGATAAAGATGGGAATGTTATTGGTCTTGACTTTCATTTAGCACACATTATTTCAGGTCTAACTAAAAAATATGGACTAACAGAAGACGATTATTTGTTTTTGTTTGACTATTCTTGTAACACTTTTGGAAGTAAAAGTATTAATCCTGGTAATGACCTGCGTACAATAAGACGACTTGCTCGCAGTAGTGCGTCTGATTTTGGCTTAGGAAAAAAGAAGACTCGTAATAATAAGAACAGTAAACTTAACAAAAATAAACTTAATACTAATACAAAGACTCGTAGAAAATAAATATATTTAATTATATATATATAAAAAACAAGTAAATAGAAACAATTTATAAGTATAATGTAAATATACTATACTTATAATGGCAGCGGAGCGAGAAATAATGACTAAAATGAAAACAACTACAATTATGTTTTCAAACTTGTTGACGCAAATCAAGGGACTAAAGACCAGTATTGCTAAAGACATAGACCTAAATATGGATAATAATTATTTTATCGAAAAGACAGACGTTTACGACAAGTTCAACGCCCTTTTTGACGACCAATCCATAGACAATTTATTATCTATTATTGATCCACTTGTAGAGGAATTAACCAGGGAACGTGACCGTGTTTGTGAAAACCATGAATATATTCAAGATTCAATTGACGACGGACCTGAAAAATCAAAGACAATATATTATTGTCGAGTGTGCCACGTGTCTAGAAAGAGTGAATAAATTAAGCTATAAATAAAACTATAAACAATTTAGTATTCGGAATAAGGAACATTGTTGCCACCGCGCGATATCAATGTGTTATATTGGGCATTCGACATACAAGCACATCCCTCACTTCCTGAGTAAGTATTTGGGCAGCATTCGGGCTTGAACTGAGTATTCGCAAAAAAGTCCATGGAATCAGATGATGAAGGTTGGTTGGCATTCTGAGGGCCAACATTGACAACACTGGTCCATTGCGATACAGGCAAATGGGTAAAGTCGCTGTTATTCTCGGCGAATTGAGGACCGGCATTTGTCTTGTAGTTAGAGAAGCCCTCTGTAACAGGACTAGGACTAGCAATCATAGGACTAGGACTAGCAATCATCGGCTTAGGACCAGCAATCATCGGCTTAGGAGCAGCAATCATAGGATTTACTTTATCGTCTTTTTTTGCTTCAAATCCTTCTAATAACCCCGAATAACTGGATGAGTGCATACTGTGGCCGAAAATGACAACAATGAGAAAAACAATAATTATCGCGTATTCCAATCTAAGTTTGTATGAACCTATCGTAATATTCATATTTATACATAATTGATAGATAATTTTTTATTTTTTTGCTTCTTTTCCAACTTCTTCTTAATATCTTAATAATAATAAGATATCAAGTTTTTATTTTTTAACATAAACAGGACTTTGTAGTAATGTGTATTTTGAGCAACTAGGACTAGGAGGAGGTTTCGGACTAGGAGGACAATTTACATCACAAGTTGATTTATCATAGCCGCAATCACATATAGATTGGTTGTTTATAAAATAGTTATATTCAACTTTCTTTTTAGCAGGGTCGCTGTCAAGAGGCGCACTCGTAGTAACACATGAATTCAGTTTTTTACACCAAGCACATTTTCCGTCATTTGCGGTCAATGTTGTTGCGCATGTACTACAATTAGATATGTCCGAACAGTTCGCATAACTCTCTGTGAACCCTTCGATAAACGAATTTTTAAACAAATACCAAAATATTGCTAATCCTAGTAACGCAATCAATATATATGTTTTTAAATCAAGCATTTTATATATTTAATAGATAAAATGTTTACGCAATTGAATCAATAATATCATTATAATCGTTTATCAACTTTCCATTTGAACTAAATGTCTGATTGGTGCTTAATAAATGATATAAGGGTAGCTTGTATATGTAATCGGGTAACTTATTATTATTATTATTATCGTCTGAAATCAAATCAGACCCGTCAATTTCAACCAATCCATAAACGGTTCCTCCTGTTTTTAATCTGTCACCAATTTTGACATCACATATGTTCTTGTTCCCATTGAGTAACTCGACATCAAAATTTGGTAAAAATCCTTTATCCAATTTTCTGTGAATATCTAATAAATTGCGACTGTTTGTTTTACTTAGAACCTTATCCAGAGTTTTGTCATGTAAATCATCCCAGTCCAAAAATTGTAACCCATTCAACATAATTTCTTTTGTGCTCGTATTTAAGCAGTAAATATACGGCTCCCTATAACCATGTATTTCAATCGCGTCACAATGTTCCTTTACATAAATCCATTTATCTCCATGCTTCACTAGATGACTTTCGCTAACAATTATTCCACCCAAGGAAAACATTCGACTTCCAAGTCTATCTACTTTAAATTTTGCTGTTATTTTTGTTCCGTCTGCTAAAATATCACCAGCCTTAACATCTGTAATTTTTCTCGTGCCACCATCATACATTGTAAACAAAGTATTTTTGTCGAAACACATTTTAAGTTTGGGCATTTTTATAGGATTAATATTAAACACCTTGGCGGTTATACCAGCAACAATTGCGAAAAAAATGGCAAATGCCGCAACAGGAATAGACATTGACAACGCAACAGGAAATGTAAGCGGCAACGCAAATAAAATAGCAATAATGGCTATTTGGACGCCTACTAAAGTTACAACAATTGAAAAAAAGGCTCCGATAAAAGCCTGTATTGCTTTAAACGCACCAATAAATGTAAATAATCCAGCAGTTAACACGCCTTGTAATTTAGAAATAATATCTTTGACCGACAAAAGCATTTTAAGAATTGGAGCTGTTACGTTTGATACTCGACTTAGTAAATCTCTGACAAAGACATCCATATTCCTCCTTAACTGCGCCATACCATTTCTTAAATTATTTGCCGCAGCAGCCGCCGTAACAAATGTTGTATTGAGCGCATTCAATAAATACACATGCGGTTTAGTAGCTTCGGCAGTGACATTTACAACTTCTTGTTGAAGACAGTATTGAAAATTTTCATAAGTGTATTGTCCAGGCGTTTTGTCTTGTTGTGGCATAATATATCCAGCAAACGGCATATACAGCGGCTTGCATCGATAATTGGCCCAGTTTTCAGCAACTTCTTGTTTATTTTGAATCAACATAGAAAAACTTACGGCAAGAATGATTACGATTGTTGATATAATTACAATTAAAACAGATGAACCATATACGTCACCGTATGTTAATTTGTCATATACATTTAGCACGTAATCAGATGCCTTATTTAAATCATTACTATTAATTGGTTGAATAGGTTTATCAGTATCACTATTACTATTACTATTATCCATTTATACTATTATATAAATGGATAATAATACTATCATAAATCCTTAATTTATTTTGTTAGTTCATCATCTTCCCAATCCCAAAAAATATGTTGTCCAATAGGGATTCTCTGTTTTGACGTAATTAAACACGACACCCAATCAGGAATGTAACCTGCTTGTATTACGGAATCTTTATGATTTTTTACCTTGATAAATTTTTTAGATGTATTGTCATAAATAAAATGGTCTCCAGTGACATATATTGGCTCACCATTTACACCACCGTCAATCTTATAATAAGGCGCCTTATCAGCATTATCTAATTTCATAACAGAAATAACTTTTCCGCCATCGGTCAATTCTGCTCCTAAAGGTATATCTTTCATTGTAAATATTTCACCATTTTTGGTTTTTACCTTTGTGTCGGGATGAAAGCAACTAACATATTTTACAGAAGCACCAAATGATCCAGCACCGGCAGTCAATAGTTTGATAAATCCGTCAAACATCATCATACATGTTGTTATAATTCCCACAGTTTTGGCCATCATATCCTTAATAGCAATAAACATCTTCTGAATTTCGACCATTAAATTAGTAAAGACACCAAACATATTGGGAACAATATTTGACACAAACCCTCGGATATTACTAAGCATTCCACGGGCATTATTTGAAGAAAATGAAGCAGATTGCGCCATAGACGCTAACGATGACACCATATAGGTCATTGGTTGTAATAATGCTCCTATTGTATTGACTTGTGAATTTTGGACACAATAGTTGAAGTCGGCTGATACATCATCCGAATATATCCAATATGCTGGATTACATCTATACTCGTTCCAATTATCCTTTATATTTGTGGAAGATGTATAATACATTAGTAGTGCGATTTGTGCTATAAATCCTAAATTTACTAATGCGAAATATAAATAATTTGTTCCTGTAGGCATATAATATTATTATATATTTTTTATTCGATTTTTACCATTCTCTTCATCCTATCTTTTACTTCTTTTAGTTCTTTTACTACGTTTTATACCTCTTTTAGTTCTTTTACTACGTTTTATACTACGTTTTATACTACGTTTTATACTACGTTTTATACTACGTTTTATTCTTCTTTTACTCCCTCCAACACTAGGTTTCATCCAAGCAGTATCATATTTACTTTGTGCCATACTATTCGCAGCAGTTGATACTAAATCGGTATAAGTGTTTTGTATTTGACCACCACCTGGGTAAGATACAGATAATGGAGGCAATGTTATCATAGCAGGAGCAGCAGCAGCACCACCCTTTAGTAAACGACCTCTTTTAGAAGTTCGTTGTCGTCTCAATTTACCACCACCTTGTGTTGTCTTTAATAAATTGGACATTTTGTTCATCGACGCTTGTTGATTAGCTAGACCAATCGAATAAGGAGACCCATCTTTAGCTCCCGGCGGTAACGGGGGAGCAATATTTTCAGGCAATCCAAATTTGCTAAGAATACTCATTTATATAAACAACATATAATAAATATTATATGATAAAAAAAGGTTAAAAATAGTATTTTAATATAAATATACATACGATGGATGAAAACCAAAGACTTCATTTACAGAAAATGATCGCGGCAAACAATGTCGAAGATCAGACAGGATTAATCCGCGAACTCAAGCACAGTCACATTCTCAGAGAAAATGTCAACAATTTGGTAATGTTAAAGGCGAAATATTTGGACGACCCGGACGCGCTCAATTTGGAAGCGATGTCGGAGTGTAATTTCCTGTTTACGTATTATACGGACCTTTACAACAAAATTAGAAAGGATGAAATTGATTTAAAAATATTATTTCAATTCATTGATGTGCTAAATAAGATTGAAGACGGTAAGATGGACCAACATGAGGGGTCGTATGAAGTGGGTCTGCTTCTAAAAAAAATATATGTCGATAGTGCGTTGCGAAAGGCGGATAAGCTGAACGCGGAACACGCGTCGACAGAATCAGAATACAAGGGGCCTCAAGTGGAAATATCATGGAAGCAATTCAAGACGATGAACAATAAGAAATAATAATTCTTGTGTTTTTACACCATTTCGCATTTCAAATGCGCAATGGCAACAGTTACCTTCACTCATTTTTTGCTACGCTAAGCCCCTAAAAGGGGCGTTTTAATTGAGAAAAGGTGTAATAATAATATTTATAGCAATATTATTATTTATTGTATTTATATTTTTGCGACAAAAATGTAACTATTCTGCGACAAAAATGTAACTATTCTGCGACAAAAATGTAACTATTCTACGACAAAAATGTAACTATTCTGCGACAAAAATGTAACTATTTTTATTATGTTACTCTTTTACAAAGTTTTACAAAGTTATAAAAAAATTCCAAAAAGTAAAAAGGGAAATGAAAAATGGACATTTTTGAAAATGTCCAATTTTGGAAACCCAAATAAAGTTTCAAAAAACACTGTTTTTTCACGTTGTGACTGAGATGCTGTAAATTATTTTTTTTATAAGATTTTTTCGTGATGATATTTTTTTGTATTTTATAGACAAAGTGCGCAGAATATTTTCTATTGAGCATATATAGCAATGTCTGTCAATGAAATTATGCCAAAATTATGCCATAAATTTTTTTGCGAAAAATGTGACTATGGAACGTCTAAGAAAAGTAGCTATGACAACCATCTTATAAGTAGCAAGCACAAAAAATCAATGATTGTCAATGAAATTATGCCAAAATTATGCTGCAAATATACATGTGAAAAATGTAGTAAAACATATAAAGACAACTCTGGATTATGGAGACATAAACAAAAATGTTCAAATAATTTTGATACAAATACAAATACAAATACAAATACAAATACAAATACAAATACAAATACAAATACAAATACGAATATAGACATAATTAACGAAAATAAGTCATTTAAGGAGTTTATGATAGAGCAAAATCAAGAGTTTAAAACGCTCATTATTGAATTACTTAAGAAGGAAACATTCAATACTATAAACAACAATAATAATAATATCAACAACATAAGCAATTGTAACAACCAGTCATTCAACTTGAATTTCTTTTTGAATGAGCAGTGTAAAGATGCCTTGAATATTGACGAGTTTGTTGATTCAATCAAGATGAATTTGTCGGACTTGGAGAATTTTGCGCATCTCGGTTACGCAGATGGTGTTTCCAATATATTCTCAAAGGGCATCAAAGAATTAGGGGTCCATTTGCGACCCATACATTGTAGCGACACTAAGAGGGAGACACTTTACATTAAGAACAATGATGAGTGGATAAAGGAAAGCGATGACAAGCCACTCATTACAAAGGCAATCAAGAAGGTTGCCTTCAAGAATATTAAACAAATCAATGAGTGGGTTAAGGAAAATCCAGCATGTAAAGACCCTCGAACCAAAAAGTATGACCAGTACAACAAAATAGTGATGAACGCGATGTCGGGTGTCACAGAGGAAGAACAAAAGAACAATATAGAGAAAATAGTAAAAAATGTTACAAAGTCAGTGGCAATTGAAAAATACGCTATACAATAAACGTATACAATGAAATAATACAGTGAATAAGTAGAAATTGAAACTAGTTAAATATAATTTGCTATACTAAACTAACAAGTTAATAAAATGTCACGCAAAATACTAACAAAAACATCATTAGTAATTGTCGAATCGCCCGCAAAATGTAAGAAAATAGAAGGCATTCTAGGTCCAGGTTATAAATGTATTGCGTCATATGGGCATCTAAGAAGTATCGCAGACTTGGCCGCAATTGACATCGAAAATGATTTCAAAATCGAATATTCGGTCATCCAAGAAGACATCAAGTTGAAACAAATAGAACGTATACGCAAGGAAATCGTAGCCTCTGATGAAGTCATATTGGCGACCGACGGGGACCGAGAAGGAGAAGCAATTGCCTGGCATTTATGTCAACTTTTCAATTTACCTGTAGAAACCACGAAGCGAATTATATTTCACGAAATCACTGAAACTGCCATTTTGGCCGCAATAAGAAATCCGAGTAGGTTAGATTTAAACCTCTTTTACGCACAACAGGCACGCCAGGTACTCGATTTGCTTGTTGGGTTCACAATTACGCCGCTGTTGTGGAACAATATTTCCAAAACACATAAGGGCAGTTTGTCTGCGGGTCGGTGCCAAACGCCAGCATTGCGCCTGGTCTATGACAACTATTTGGATATCAAGAAATCACCAGGTAAACTAATATATAATATAACTGGTTACTTTACAAATCTTAATTTACCCTTTGAATTAAGCAAGCAACTAACAAATGTAGAAGATACAAGAAAGTTCCTGGAACATTCCGCAAACCCAACAACCAAATTCATTTGTAACAAATCCGCGGCAAAAAAGAGTATACGGAAGGCACCGGAGCCCTTAACCACATCTACTTTACAGCAATTGGCGTCCAATGAGCTCCATTTGTCACCAAAAGAGACGATGAGATTGGCACAGCAATTGTATGAAGCAGGTCATATCACATATATGCGAACGGATTCAAAAAAATACAGCAAGGAATTCATAGAAAAGATGAAAAAATATATAATAGCCACTTATAACGAGCAATATGTTAGTCAAACATTAGACCTAATTTGTTGTAATGTAAAGACAGATATAAAGACAGAAGATATAAAAGATGAAAGACAGGAAGCACACGAAGCCATTCGGCCAGTTTCACTTGAAACCAATTTGGACCCCGACTTGCCGCAAAAGGCCGTCAAATTATACGAATTAATACGAAGCAAAACACTCGAGGCATGTATGCCATCGGCACAATACAGCACAATTACTGCGACGATTAGCATCTCGGAACAACAAACATACGATTTCGTATACAGAGCAGAACAAGTTGTATTCAAAGGCTGGCAAATCGTGAATTGGAAACCCGATACAGCCATGGAAAACGCATATAATTATTTTGTAATGTTGAAACCAAATACCGAAATGATTTATAAAAAGATAGAGGCCAAGAATATACTCAAGGACCTAAAGCAGCATTTTACAGAGGCGCGATTGGTCCAATTATTAGAGGAGAAAGGAATCGGCCGTCCGTCTACATTTGCCTCATTAATTGACAAAATCGTGGAGCGTAAATATGTGGAAAAACAAAATATAGAAGGTAAAACCGTGGAATGTCTTGATTTTTTGTTAGATGATAAAAGACAAATCAATGAAGTTCCTTGTACAAAAGAGTTCGGTAACGAAAAGGGTAAATTAGTGATACAACCGCTGGGTATAATTGTGGTCGAATTCCTGATAAAATATTTCAACAATTTTTTTGATTATTCATATACCAAAGAGATGGAAAGTGATTTGGATTTGATTGCTACAAATAAGAAGCAATGGACAACCTTATGTTGTAATTGTAATAAAGATCTTGTAAAAATAATCGATGGACTAACAAATCTAAAGCGTTTTGAAATCCAAATAGACGAATATCATAGTATCATTATAGGCAAACATGGTCCAGTAATAAAGAAGACTTTAGCAAAAACAAGTTCAGAAAAGAATAAGACAAAGACAAAGAATAGTAAGGATGACGTCACATTTATAGCCTTAAAGAAGGGACTCGATATCAAGGTGTTAACCGACTTTGAACAAACGAATGGCCGACAACTAACGCTGGACGACGTTGTAGAGTCATCAAATACCAATACAACCAATGGCGCATTAGGTAAATACAAAGGCCACGATTTGTTTCTTAAAACCGGTAAATATGGTCCTTACGCACAATGGGGTTCCAATATGAAGTCATTGAAGGAGCTAGATAAGCCGACGGAGAAAATGGAATATATCGAGGTCATCAAATTCTTAGATAAGGATATATTAGACCCTACAAAGGCAGTAGGTCTAGTTAGAGAGTTGACATCAAATTTAAGCATACGAACGGGTAAATTTGGTGATTATTTGTTTTATAAGAAGCCGCGGACAACGAAGCCGGAATTTCTAAAGTTGAATGGGTTCAAGATGGATTACAAAACGTGCGATAAGGAACTGCTGCTAAATTGGATAACACAGACTTATAAAATCTAAGGAACATTCGTGTATTTACGCTCATTTTGAGGTCTAAGCAAAGTGAACTCCAACATAAAAGTATACTCGAATAGACCGAAATCTACCTTTTGACCATTATGGTAGCGCAATTTACACTTGAGTTTTCTGATTCTTTCAGCAGGCGGGTTGAAATGCTTATAAGGCTCCATGCCCGCATCAAACCATTGGGAAATCGGAGTCGTAGTAATGGGAATTTTGGCAAACGAGGAATTCACACGGCCATTTGTTTCATTGGTATGTAGTGTAAATTGAGAAATATTGTAAGGACTTGTCTCATCAATACAGTTTAGACCGTCAATGTCTAAATATATATAAGCAGGACCCATAAAGTTAATTTTAGCCGGCGCTTGTAGAAAATATACAGTAGCCCCGGGTAATGTAGGCACTAACCAAAATCCATTATCCCCTGGAGTAACATCACCATAATAAAAACGCGGCACATCCGCCGAAATATTAACAATATTGGGGTCGTAACCAATAATAATATCATTTATGGTGTTTGCGTTCTGTTGAACCTCCAAGGCAGACAATGACGTCGCAGGGCACCGCGTAAATCCTAAATAGGATGGCAGTCCCCAATCGGACAAACTGGGTAATTGGGTTCGCCGAATACATTGTGAACTGATGATTTCATTGTTAAATTTGTTAGTATAATCATTTGTCAATTCAAATTTATCAGCAGTATTACCAAACCATAGTCGCTGTCCAACAGAATTATAAACAATCTTGAATCGATTATAACCTGTAAATAACGGTAACGCATAAGTGTAAGCAGGGGTGTTTGTAAAGAAATCAATCAAAATGGTCGAAACTGCCTCGTTAAATTTGTTAGTTAGTTCGGTTGCCATTTGGTCAGGATTATAAAACCCGGTTTCAATCATAATAAGATACTCCTTACCAATAAGACTATACAGACCGGCAAAAATGGCTTCGGTTAAAGGGTCCGCATATGAGTGCTCACCAGGATTGTATAACTTAATAAACTTGAATGTCATGCCAACATTAAAATTAATTGGCGAAAACACATTGTAATTGGCAGGAAAAGACCAAGTAGCTAATTTCACAGTTTGAACATTTAAATAATCTTGAGGTAACTCAATTTCAAACTCATTGGAAGCTGGATACTTTAAAATGTCTCGGTCTTCTGAGTGGATTGATACATATTTTTTATCAACGTAATATTGATTGGCATTAGGAATTAATGGATGCGTCGAAGATGTGTTAAAACTGCTCATATATAATAAAATAGTATTATATTTTTATATATTTGTTTTTCAAATGTTTTAAATATAATACTATCTTTCGTAGTTAAGTCAATATAAATTTCTAATACTAATATATTAGATAGATACCAATATGACAACAAACGCAAATTACAATGGAAGAGTTGGAAACAATACAACAAATACACGTTATTTTACTCCAGGTATGCCGTATAGTTTATGGACAACAACATCGAATACAACTACACAGTCGATAACTCCTAGTTCCCCAAATTATAGTAGCGTTTATATACCTGGGAACCTGGTGGTTGATGGTATTATAACGAATCCGTCAGATTTGTCATTAAAGGAAAATATAGTAGAAATATCGGCAGAATTGTCGGACACGGTTATGCGAATAAAACCGACTCAATTTACTTATAAGTCGGACACGCAACACAAGGTTCATTATGGTTTTATCGCACAGGAATTCGAGGAACACTTTCCTGAGTTGGTTACCAATAAACCAACTTCAAATATAAATTACAATCCGAGTATAAACAAACACTTGGAAACCAATATCAAGGCAATTAATTATTTAGAAGTGTTGCCTTTGTTAGTTCATAAGATACAAACCATGCAAAAAGAAATCGATGAACTAAAGACAATAATAACAACCTTACATAAATAAACTCTTGTAAAAAAGATATAATATATAATAAAAAATTATATATAATATATAAAATGCCTATACCCGATTTAAATGTAACTACAAATATATCCAATTTCCTATATGCGTTAATAATAGCGGCCGTATTCGCAGTTTTCTGTACAATCGGCATGAATACCCAAGGCGCATTAGAGGCACTGATTGGCGAATACTGTATTATTGGCGCAGCAGTCCTCATTTTGTTAGTATTAAAAATAAGAGTAATTAGTCCTGAAAATCTGAGAACCATGTCCACATTGTTTACCCTAGCGCCTTTTCTGTTTATCTTATTTATAGTAATTTATTACATTGTTATTTTAAGTATTTACTTTACTAAGATAGCAAGCAATAAAATATCCAACTATTATTATTCATTTTCAACAATATCCACATTGTTGTTAGTAGCACAAATAATTTTGTTAGTTAGTTCAGTTGCCAAGGCCAATATAACAGAGTTGTCTAAGAAGACATTTTCAATACTGATGTTGCTAGGAACCATAAACGGAATCGTGGTGGTCACTTTAGGCATAATTCTGAAGTTCTATACGACGGATTGTTAACCATATCTTACAACTTAAAAAAGGTCCTACAGTTTTACAAATTTGTAAGTAAGTCCATAACTATAATCCGTCTCCCAAATGCCAGCAATCTTTAGTAGGAATTTGTTAGTTACATCATCTATATTATCAGCAAAAACTTTAATATTACCATTCCGAATTTGCTCATATACTTTATATTGAGGCATTTTACCATTTATTTTAATTTTACTGAGAATCGTCTCTTCAATGTGTTTTATACGGTATATTGTTTCCATGTTATTTGCTATATCGAATGCGCATTTGTATTTATTAAAATACCTTTCAACTGTTAGTTGGTTCATCATAACAGCCAAGTAAATACCATTCAGAATAAACAAAGGTGTCGAATATAAAATGCGAATGAAATTCCCATCATTCATTATGGTGTTCTTTATAGGGTCGCAAAAATAGACACAATCGTCGCTGTATTGCTCAATGTTTTTAACAATATTCATTTATAAATGACTTATAATGTATATTGTATTTTGTTTTTATACCTTTTATAAAAACGAAAACGTAGTAAATAGTAAATAGTAAATAGTAAATAGTAAATAGTAAATAGTAAATAGTAAATAGTAAATAGTAAAATAAACAAATAAAGAATGTTTAACATTTATATAAAATAACACCACTATGAAATTCCTAGAAAC